AATCCAGTTTGCAGTAGTCTTTTCTGTAAACCCTCCAAAAATGGAGGTAATCTCTGTATATTTTCGACTGTTTGTGTTGCCATTACGCTCTAGCCTCCAAGTTATCCATCATATTATAGGCTCTTTGTATTCCTTTACGTTGATCCCCATCACCTAAACCTTTTACAGCATCCTTTGTTAACACAAACTCTCCAGCCATTAACATGGCAGGAACATCATCTTTTGTGCCTGAACCTTCTGATGGATCTATACCACCTGTTCGTCTTGGAAATCCCATCTCACCACCTTCTTTGGCAAATGTAATACCACCAAGTTTGCCACCAGGTCCTCCAGCACCAAAAGGTCTTCTTTCAAACTCTGTTCTTGTGTCTTCATCTTCATCACCACCAGATAATAATTGTGCTATCAAACCTGCTGTCAAACCCTCACCTAATGGTGTGTTTAATAGTCTTGCAAACAAGTTGTCACCACCAACTCCAGCAGATTTTAATAACTCTGCGCTAAATGTTTTTGGTTTAAATGTTTCTGCTATTTGTTGTGATGCTTGCTCGGTAGGCACAGAACTTACACCCATTTTTTTTGCAATATCAGGATTACTAGGAGTAGGTTGTGTTGATCCACTACGAACAATTGTTCCCTCTCCACCTTGAGGAACAGCTTGTTCTGCGCCTCCAAAACGATCAAAAGCAGCACCACCAACTCCTGCAATTAAAGCATTTCTAAGCGCATCTTTAGTTTTACCACCAGTTAATTTTGATGTTAACGCTCCAGTAACAGCTCTACTAATAAAGGGACTAGCACCAAATTGCGCTCCTATGCCAGGTCCTAAAGTAGCTCCTATTAAAACGGGTGCTATATCTTTTAATAATCTTCCTAAACTCATAGCCCTATGTTACCTTACTTTTTATAATACGTCTACGTCTTAACTTTAACAGTTCCGTTATCGTTAAATAAAGCACCTACTTCTAAGCCTGTATCACTCGTAGGCAAATCGGTCAAAGTAATTTTTGTCCCTCTTAACTCACCTGGATTTTGTAATTGTGTCACAAGCTGACTTAAACTTCTAACCATCTCATTAAAATATTGAACGTCATATTCATCAGGTGGCAGGGAAAAATTTGGTGGTACTAATTGTCTGCTCATCTGTCACCATCCTGTCTTATATCAACTCTATTCGTTCCTAATCTCCAGTTAACACCTTGTGTTGTACTCTCTACTCTTAACCCAAATGATCTACCACGCAATCTTAAATGATTTAGTTCAGTTGTTGGGGATACAGTGTTTGTTGATGTTTTAACAAAACCACCATTTGGAGTTCTTTGTGCTTTTAGCGAAAAGACTGCTTGTTTATTATCATTACCGATACCAGTATCACTATTATCAAAACTTACATCTGGTATCATTCTTCTAATAAATACAAATTGATCTCCATCTTGTATGTCAATCGGACTTGATTCGATAAATGATGTAAACGCAGTGCCGTCATTATCATTGCCTTTTTCATGGTTGTATACAAGATTAGAGTCAGTTGACATTGGATATTGGTAAACACCTCTGTCTACCCATGAAGATCTTGCAAGATTTCCTACATACCATATCTTTTGATCATAATTATACACTACATATCTGTCATTTTCATCTGTGCCACCATTAGCACCAGAATTAGTCGCAGATGGATAAAACCAAAAAATTTCACCAAAAGCTGAATTAATTCCTGCATAAACTTTATCTGATTGTGTTTCATTGAAATCTTGAAAGACATGATCTCTTACAGAACAAGGTAAAACTTGAACACGACCATCATAAACATAAAATCTGTCATATCCCATCCAAAACACACTATCTCCTACGGCTAATGCAGAATTAAATCCTCTAACTGTAATAGCACTTGCTAATTGATTTATTCCGAAAGTAAATGGAGGTCCTATAAATTGCATACTATGAACAGATGAATCTGTTAAAACAATCATCTCTCGTCTTGTTTTTACAGCAGTTACAATTTCAGATCCTGAACCTATTCTTAAACTGCCAGCAGTGTTAGTTGCCGTTGGTGTCCAAAAGAAAGGATTTTCTTGTGAACTAAAACGAACAAGCAATCTATCTTGAACTGTTTCACCTATTGGATTTGCACCAAAACAAATAACATGACGATCTCGTTCAGATACAATAACTTTACGAGACTTTGTTGGTGCAGCATCTGATAATTCAATTAAATTTTTTGCTCTTGTACCTGTACCAAGAGTCTTATCCCAATAAAAAACAAAACCATCTCTTTGATTAAAAATCAAATCTTCTCCAAAATTATCTTGCGACCATAAACGCAAAGTACCACCACCAGCAGTTTCTCCAGCAGGATCACCCCAACCTGAACCTCCAACAAAAGAACCCCACACTCCAGCACCCCAACCATCACCAGGCACAACTGTATTAATACCTACGTTAAGTTGATATTCTGCATCAGCAGTACCAGCACTAGACAAAGCAGTATCAGCGTTAGCACTAATGGTAATAACGTAACTATTAGAATCTGTTATAGATTGTATCTCAAATTCATTATTAAGTTTTGAATTTAAAGCAGTATTACCTGTGTTAGCATTACTAAATGTAACAAAACTACCAAGTATAGCACCATGACTAGTATCATTTACAGTAACGCTCGTGCTTGATGTTGATGTAATAAATGTTATAGCCATATTAAGAACCACCCACACTAATACTTAAATCATTTACTGATACAGTAACAGTTCCAACTGCTGAAGTCATAGCTAAATTAGCTGAAACTGGTGGTGTGCTTACTGTAACTGTGCCAAGAGATGCAGTCGCTATTATTCTTAAACCTTCTACTGGATCATTTGACTCTACGCTCACTGTTCTAGCTAGATCTACTGTTGCTGTACCAACTGATCCAGTTCCTGCATTCCCAGTGACTATTGATTTAACTACACCACCCTCTAAATCAAAGACAACTACATCATTTACAACTTTACGTCTAAGTGGTGTTATATCGTTATAACCTTCTGATTCTTCTATGTAGAATTTTATCTCTGTACCAATGCCCAGATAGCTGTTGCCTTGAAGGTTTGCCCAAGCATGAAGTGATCTTGAAGAGCCTAAAAAAGTAGAGCTACTGTATTTTTCCCAACCACCTAATTTTTCTGGGTATCCGAAACGAAAACGAACAAGATCGCAATCATTCCAACCACCTTTGTTTGAATAAGAAGTTGTTTCTTTATTTATGCCTGGTCTAAATTTTAAAGACGTTATAGGCATTATTAAGCCTCATCTGGAAAATCATATATAGGTGCATTACCCGTTGGATTGCCATCACTGTCTACTGGTGCATCGAACAATGCCATGAACTCTTTGAGATTAGAGCAATTATTAATCTTTGTTTCTATTGTATCACAAGCACTTCTAATTTTGTCTCTGTATGTGCTTGTAGCACTAGCTATTGCAGTCCCTTTTTCTGCTTTACGAGTTACTTCCCAATCAGATTTTTGTAGCAAACTATTTGTTGTTGTTTTAGTTCTTGCTATCCAGATAGATTTTAGACCAAGCTCAACTGCTTGTTTACCAGTGGTAGGGTCAATAATTGCTTTACCATCACTATCAACTGCATTTTCATCTGTTAATTTTTTCTCTACATCTTTTGCCAAATAAAATCTCATGTCAAAAGTTTCTACAACTGGATCATCTTCCCAAACTAATCCAGCAGACTTTTTCTCTGCATCTGTGAGATTACCCCACTGCTTTGGATATTTTGTGCCTGTATCACTCACCCATGCTTTTCCAGTTGGTATAGTTCTTCCATTGTGTTTCCAAACCATATTTATCTCCTATCTTGCGTTTGCATACTTAAAAGGTTGTTCGGCAAATGCCATGTATATAAAATCACCCCCAGCAGGATGATCGTGATATCCAGAAAATTGTTTGCATTTAAAACCATTTGCATAAAAATCTATACTATAAGGTGTTTGTTCAGTGCCGTATGAATTAGCTCTTAATACTTTATGAGTTGGATTGTCTGGATCTCTTGCTCTATCACGAATTGTCCACTCACCACTACCAGTATATTTAATCATAAGCCATGCTGGTCTAAATCCTGTAAAAACAAAAGTACCATCTTCATCATCACTTCCTCCTCCACTACCACTTCTAGCGTTATATCCACCAAACTTTGAAAATCCATCTATCTCAGCAAAACAATACGCAACAAAATCTTTAGAAGCAGTACTAATATTCCCTGCATCATCAGTACATAGTTGTATTGCTGTCGTTGTTGGCTCTGAATCAAAAACTGTTGAATTAGTAAACACAGAAGAGTTTTCTTCTAATTTTAAAAATTTATTATCATTAAAAGCATTTGCTGACAACCCTTGATGACCTACTATCCATTCTGTACTATTATCAGTTCTTTGTTTTATTATAATCCAAGCTGGTTTTTTACCTAAACCATGAGCTATAGTTGTCGCTGCACTTTGACCAGTGTATGTTACAATACTAAATCCTGCTGTTGTATTAGCTTGTATTACACTATCTAAGTTACCAATACTCGTTGAACTTGCATCATTCGTAGTGGTTGTGCCACCATTTGCTTTCCAACACCAAGCAACATAAGTTTTATTAAGAACATTATGATTTGTAGATGTTCCTAATCTAAATCCATCTGAATTAAATGCTTTTATACCTGCTGTATCATTTGATTCTTGACCATCAAGATCTGAAAATAAATCCTTACCTACACCTCTTGATGAATCTGTTAATGTGTTACGCACATTTTCAGTTCTACTTTTTTTCCAAACCCAATCTGGTTGAAAACTCAAACCTGATATGTCTTCATTATCATTACCAGTGCCAGTATAAAGAAGAACATCAAAATGGTCTTTTGGTTCTATTATATCTGGGTCAACCATGTTGCTTGAGCATAATGCAAGACAGTTTGTTGGCACATCAAATAAAAACTTACCTTTGCCATTTGCATCATTTTTGTCTGTTCCTGGTGCAGTTTCATTCCCATCAAATGTTGGATCTTGACCAAAATTAAAATGCACTGCTGATGCGGCATAACCAGCATATGGTTGCCACTTATAATTAGTCAAATCAAGTGTCATTATAGGATTATCACCAGTTGAAGGATTACCAGTATTACCCGCTGCGTTTTTTAGATATGTTCCTTCTCTGTGCATAAAAACTTTACCATCAGATAAAATTGCCATTCCCCCTACATCACCTGCACTAAAAACAGTATTTCCACTTGTTAGATCATCTGATGCACCAACTTGATTTGTAGTATGCACAAAATAATTTGCTGCAACTTGAAGCATTGCTTTTCGTGGAAATTGATAACTAGCCACTCCTGCACCATTAGCAGAGTTATTAGCGAAACTACTTGTTGCAAGAAGACCAACATAAAGTCTACTTGCATCTATAGTGACACATCTAAATTCAAAATATACACCACCCTCTGATGCAACTTCATTTATTGTATGAGTACCAATATGATGTGTTTGGTTACTAGTGCTACCATTAGTAGTAGCTAATAAATTAGCATTAGTAGTAGTACCAACCACATCAGCAGTTTGTCCATATCTTCTATCTTCAGCGTTTATTGTGCATACATTGTTTTCAGGACAATCAAAATTATTGCAGTCAGATGCTAATATATTGTTTGATGTCCAATGATTATTATTACCACTGCTATCTGCACCTACTGTTGATGATGATCCACTTCCAACACTTTCATTATCAAACTTCAAATGGTAACCCTCATTACCATGAGAACCAGTATAAGCCTTTGGAATCCAAATACCTTTGTTTGTTTCGCCAAAAGAATTTATATTAAAAGAGGTGTTTGCCGTTCCACTTGTATCAGAAAAAAATGATAACCCATCAACTGAATGAAACTCTGCTAAACAACCATTGATTCTGTACGCTGAGTTTAGTGATGCTTGATAGTCACCTATTCTTTCTACTGTAGTTCCTGGACTTGTGTTATAAAAGTTCATTGCTAGTTGAGCGTTTTGACTAGGGTAAGTAGTAGTGTCATACTCAGTTTCTCTTTCGCCATTTACATAAACTATTATTCTATCTGCGGCAGTTCCTTGTGTTGTGTCGATTGCAACTACAAAATGATACCAAGCAGTTGGATCTCTAAACTTTCTTGTGGTAATAACATTATGAGTTGTTGCATCATCTACAACACCTTGTATTTGTATCCGATGACTAGATAGAGCTATCACAATAGTATCAGCATAAGGTCCGTTATCACCTTTTGAGTAAAAATAGTGATTACCACTATCTCCTTGTAAATCAAAAAATTTTACCCACCATGACCAAACATTTTTTTGTCTGTCACCCCCTGAACTTCCTATAGTTCTGTTTAAAGTAGCATCTGAACCATTCATTCTAAGTGAGTTTTGAACAACACCTTTGTATACCCCTGAACTTACCTCTCCTGCACCATTTGCTTTTATTAAACTCATATTAAGTTCCTACGTTAGTGCTGCCGATGCTGATACCAGAATAGTATCATTACCACTGGCTGCCGTTACATAATAAGCTAAATGATATGTACCACTTGTTGATAATGTTGTAAGCACATCTGCATTTATAGCTACAAGTGCATTTGCAGTAATTGTATGATTACTTGCATTTACAAATTTTATGTTACCAGATTGTCCAGCGGCAGCGTTACTAAATGTAATCTCTGTGTTACCACTGGTGGTGCAAGTAAAATCATTACCTACTGCTAAATCAAAACTACCATCGTTTTCTGCCGTAACTGTTACACCTACAGACCTACCAGTAACCTCAACATCGTTACTTACTGTAACCTTAGTTGATGCAGTAAGGTCTATTGTTGGTGCAGTAATTTCTACCTCTGTATCTGCATCCACATCTAGTTGCCCGTCTGTGCTAGAGCTTACAGATAAAGCACTATCTCTGAACGTCAACTTAATTGCATCATTTAATAGTAAAGCTGAGTTATGCACATGAGTTAAGTTTACATCATTGTTTTCACCAAAATTTAAAACTGCACTATCGGAAGCTAAACTTAAATCATCGCCAACTTTTAGATCGCCAGATACATCAACTCTCGTACTGGCATTTAAGTCTATTATTGCTTCACCATCTATTGTTAGCGTGCCATCAGCAGATTGTTGTATAAAACTAGCAGCGTCACCAAATGTAAGTTTGTTTGTGCCATTTAACGTAAGTCCAGTTCCGTCTGTATGTGTTAATGTAGTATCGGTATCTGATCCAAAACCCAGCACTGCACTATCTGATTTAAGAGTTAAATCATCTCCAACAATTAAATCGTCATCTACTGTTAGATCAACGGCAGCTAGATGTGCAAAAGCATCCACTACATTTGCTGAACTCCCACCTCCATCTAAATAAACTGCTTTAGTTGTGCCAGGTGTTATTGTTACATTACTTCCAGAACCTTGAGATATGATAATGTTTTGTGAACCACTTGTACCATTTTCTATAAAATGTAATCGTCTAATATCATTAGGTGATATTGTGATTGTACAAGCACTATCTAATGTTCCAGTGTATTTAACATACATGGCTCTAACACCATCATTGCCACTACCACCATCACTAGCTCCATCTGCTATTACACTTGCATGAGTATCAGCGTTAGTCGTTATTGCCTCTGTACCAAAACCTAATGCTTCACCTATAAGTTCTAAGTTTGTATTAGTTTTAGTACCCCAGTTACCCGACTGTTCACCAGTAGCCATTTCTTCGAGTCTTAAATTGTTTACAAATGTACTTGGCATTATGCGACCTCTCTCCAGTTAGCTGTTTGATTTGGAACTATTAAACTATATACTAGTTCCTCTCCAGTGCTACCAGTAGCACTAACTCCCGTTAAAGATACCACAGTTTGTGGTACTGTGACAACATCCTTTATAGATGCTTGTAAAGCAGGTAGTCTATCATTATAATCAGAAGGAACTACTTCCGCTGTTGTAACAACAACAACATCATCATTGTTAAATGCACTTGTCATTGCAAGGCTTACTGGAGTGTTAGCAGAAACTGGCGCACCAGTTGTTGTCTCTACATTAGGAATACCATGAGTATTTAAAGTTGCACCCATGAGAGCATGATTGCTACATTGATAAAATAATGTTGGCGCACCATCAGCTACAGTTATTTCTGTGTAAGCTCCAGCTTGTCCAGCAGTGCCATTTGTCGTTACACCAGTTGTATATTCACCACCAGTTTTGTCGGCAGCAGTGTAAATTCTTAATGGATGTCCATCATTACTGGCATCACTTTGATCGAATCTATAAGTATTGCCTTCATATAAAGTTAAAACAACATCTGCTGATGCTGTTGAGCCACCAATAGCGTACTTGTTAGTAGATCCTTGATTGTAATATGGATGATTTGATGGATTACCAGAAACAACAGTAACAGTATATGTTACTGTACTAGCACCCGTTTGACTTATAGCAGTGGTTGCAGAAACACCTGATACGTTAACAAAAATACCTGGCACACCAACTACAGAGTTAACAGAAGCTGTTGCCTTTATTTCTGGTAAAGAAGGTGGATCATAACGAATTACAACAGGAGTTTCTTCATTCCAAGCACCATCATTCCATGCACCTCTACCCCAACCTTGTAAGGTAGTGTTTGACAATTTAGGCTATCCTTATAATCGCATTACTTGCATCAGCAGTTGGAAACTGAATTGTGAATGTGCCTGATGTTGATGTTTTGTTTGATACAAAATCTAAAACACATACTGCTTTATTACTATTAGTATCGTTGTATATCAAAGCACCCATTGCAGTAATTGATGCAGTTGTGAAACTTAAGTCTGCAAAATCTGTAAAAGCAGTTGTTCCAGAAGTTGTTGGTGCAACTTTAGTTAAAGTACCACCTCCAGTAGCATAAGTGCCAGTTGAACCTACTTCACCAGTTGTTGTAAACGCAGTAGTCGTAGCTCCTAATGTTGCAGTAGTAGAAGATTTACCTCCACTGCCTTCTGCATATAACGCTAATTTAAAAGCATTTCCATTAGTTGCAAAATTGTGTGTACCTAACATTAACTCTTGTTTAAATGCAGTACACATTGCTTGTGCTATAGCCATATTAGAGTCTCCTTATATATTCAGCCGTTTCCTTTTGACCACTCGATCTCAAAGCTTGTATAATTGTAGCACGCTCTTCCTTTCTTGCCAAGATAAGATAATAATAGATTATTCCTTTGAGTTGTTCTCTAAATAATTTAGCTTGTTGCTTTACATGAGGAGGTGCATTATCTGATATACTTGCAATTTTATCTACTGCTAAATCTGCAATCTGTTCATTTTTTAATCCTCCTTTTTGTGAAGTCATAACATTAACACTGCCTATCTCTGATACATTTACACTAAACATTTTTTTTCTCCTCGTAAGTTACGCCAGGTATATCCTCTCTACCAACAATATTTGGTGTCGAGTCTAATGGATCTGGTGGATCTAATTTTGATTTTCTTGTAATTAACATACTGCCATTCGTTGCAGTAGAAACTAAAGGATCTTCTAATCTGTGATATCCATAAAATTTTTGATCATCTGGCACATTTGTATCTAATAAAGATGAATTATAAGCAATATTTAATTTAATACCTTTTGTTGCCGCTATAGCCAGCCAAAACTCACAACAGCCTCTTCCAGCTTCAGCAAAAGATATATTTTTGTGTGTAAAATCCATTCCATATAAATGTAACTCTTTAACATCTATATATATTGCGTATGCTAGTGCATATGCCACTGTGTTATTAAGATAAGTAAAACCAACTTTTTTTAAAACGTCTTGTAATGGATATTCAATCACATCAGGACATCTTTTATCTAACGTGCAGGAAAAAATTGGCACGTTTAATTTAACTTGCAATCTTTCAGCCATAATATCTGTTTGCTTGCCAGCATTAGGTGTATCAAGAAATCTTGATGGTGGATCTAACATAAAACACTTATCGTGATAAATGATGGAAGACATTGAGTTAATAGCCCAAACTTCATCAAACTTCTCACTACGCATTCTACTTCTTATATATTCGAAACCACTGTTGCCGAGTGCAACAATAGCAACGCTTTTAATTTTTTTCATTTTGCTACCTTTTATTGTTTTGGAACTCTGACCAGACCCTCCCTTAAAGCATCTGTATTTTCTTGTCCCTCACCATATACTTTAAGTCTACTCATGGCTTCTGTAAATCTTGCAGTATAAAGTTGTATTAAATCTGACTCACCTTTCATAAAAGTATATGCCTCAACAAGTGAAGCATACAACAAGGCATCAGGTGCATTTGTGCTTATCCATGTGCTTCCTGAATTATCAGTCGTTAACGAAGCAGGTCTATAATAATAATGTAATTCAACGGCATAGCTGGAGTCTGGAGTTGGTGCAACTATAAATGTATTAACATCAAATGATGAATAAAATCTAGGGCTACCAGTTGTGCTTGGATTTGGAGTAAACTCCTGAATATAATTAACATCTTTTTGTAGCAAAAAAACATTTGCACTATCTTTAACATAAGACAAAGAAAAAGTTGCTAAATAATCAGATGGTTTTTCTAAAAATTTATTGCCACTTGTCATTGTTCCAGTGACATTTTTTCTAAAATAATCTAAATCAACAACTTTAAATATTCTCTCTTCAGCATTTTTTATGAAGAAAGGTATCTCTGCTACAAAAGTTGCTTCATCATTCTGTGTCCACTCTTGTATTGATGCTGTCAATGTAGTTAAGGTAAAACTCATGTTGTACTCACTGTAACTGTTCCAACAGACGCTGTTGCACTAAAACTTGTTAATAAAGATCCTATGTTTCCTAATCCAGTATTAGTGTAAACAATAAATTTTTTATTGTCATCTTTTACATCTGGTCTTGCATCTCTAATAGCTTCAAGATCTGTTCTTATTCTTGGTGGAGTTAGTTGTGGATGTTTTTCTTCATATTCATCATAACCAACTATGCTACCATTCCACTCTTTTCTCATATCTCTTATTCTGTAACGGAATCCAGAACGATCTGATATTCTATAAGCATATTTACCTTTAGCAAAAGCCATTATCCAACCTTATAATAATCTAACTTTGGTGTAATACTAAATGAGGATCTATCTCTGTCTTCACCTATAGCTCTTTCAAACTCCTCTTCGTATACACTTTTTAATAATTGTATTCTATCTGGCGCACGTTTCATAGCTATGTAATAAGCTAATCCAGCAGTGAGACATGGAAAAAATCTAAAAGGCACTTCAAGTGTATTCACTTGAGTATCAGCATCTTGCATTCTTGTTAAAGCATCATAAACTAAAACATCAGTACTATTCTCAGGTGTTGGATATAATTTTAAATTTGGTGTTATCTGTCTATCTAAAAAATATTGTGTTGCTCGACCTGTTGTTGATTTAGTTGGAATGTTTAAATAAGTGTCTCTACTTATTCTACTCATACTAAAATCAGTGCCTGATCTTCTTACAACTACTGATAAAACATCAATTATATCAGTTCCTAAACTATATTCAGCAGTCCCTGAAGTAAGAGATTGTGTTCTCTGTTCAATAGTCCATTGGTTCAAGCCACGATTTGCCCACTCTGCCAACATAATGTTCATAGAACGTCTGGCTGTTTGCAAATCGTAACCTGTCCTAGCTTCTAAACCACATCTTTCAAAAGCCTCTTCAATGTACTCTGCAACATCTAATTCAAAATTATTTGAACTTGAAGTTGCCATTAGGCTTTACCACCCTTCTTCATTTTTTTAGCCATGCCACCACCACGCATTTTCTTCGCAGCCATGCCACCACCTCTCATTTTTTTTACTTTGCCACCCATCATCATTTTAGCAGCTTTTTTGAGTTGATCACCCATAGCATTCATTTTTCTTGGACTCATTGCCATTTTAGTCTCCTATAGTAAGTTTCACGTTGCTTATAAATGTCTTCAACATCGTACCTATTATAATAATTATCATAATATCCAAGTTTCTTCAATTTATTTGCACTTTCTTGAAGCTTACTCAGTCTTTGTACGAATATTAAAGAATATTCCTCACTAACAACTTCGTCAAATGAACCATCATCTATAAGCTCATTAACGTCATCATCAGGATGGAATCCCATTAACCAAATGTCTCTTTGGTCAAACTTGTTTTGATGTATTAATTCATTTAAATTTGTTAAGTTGTTATGAAAAATTTGATTGTCTTCATAACATAAATCAATAACTATTACTAAGTCTTTGGAATCATGGAATTTATTTATTAAAGAATAAACTATGTCATAATTGTTCGTAGTCTTTAGGGCAAAACCAACTTTATTATTTTTCCAAGCAGCTTTTGCATAAGGACATGAGGGTAAGTTATTATAATTTTCATTAGGAATTTCTAAGGCATATTTAGACCAAGATTTAATTTCATCACAAATTTTTTGTTCTAAACTCATTTTTTCTTTCTTCGCCTTACTGCTTGAACTCGTCTTGGCTTACCTGCTGGTTGACCTAATCTTTTCTTTTGAGCTATACGTTTTCTTTTTTCAGAAGCTGACATTTCTGATCCAGTTTTTGGAGTTTTACTGGATATTCTTTTTGATGGTCTGCAATAAGGTGTACCACGTTTTTCACCCTTTTGTCTGCCACAAGGCTTGCCAGTTCTTTGATCTTTCCAATCTTCTTTAAACCATCGTTTAAGAGAGAGACCAGCTTTTGTTTTACGAACAGCCATTATCTAAACTTTGTTACTTTTCTTCTATTGTTCATAACGACACCACAACCTCGTGCAATGTTTGGATTTTTTGTTTTTCTTTTACGAGTTCTTTTTGGCACAGAACCACCATTCTTTAGCTCAATTACACCACCTTCTGCCTTTTTTTTAGCTTTCTTTTTGCCACCAGTTCCGTAGTTGGCTGCTCCTACCTTTCGGCATTTAGCAATAGCTCCTGAAGCATAAGCTGATGGAAAAACTCTGTAACGAGCTTTAACTTTATGATAACAAGCGTCTTTAGGCATAATATCTTCCTTTCAATACTTTCCAACAGGTACACCAATATTTTCTTTTCATGCACTGTGGGCAATCACTTAATGGTTTACCTTTTGCTCTTAGAACTTCTCCTTTTTTTAGCGGCACAATGTGCTTTTTCAGAAAATCCTTTAGGTCTTCTGCAATTGATTTTTCTCTTCCTCGCATTACTCCACTTCCTTTTCTGGGGAGGTTTTGACACTTGACGTGACATTTGTGACCTGCCCATAACCATTAGAAAAACTTCTCAAGAACTGCTACTCCTATGATAACTCCATAAATACCCCATAAACGAGTATCTAATTTGTTAAGTTTATTGTTTATACCATCAAATCTAGCATTACATACTGACTCATGTTTTTCCAACATTTTTAATAATTCTTTACTTGTCATCTAACACTTCCATCTTCTTCTTGCTTGTCTTAAACGACTATTAGGGTTTTTAGCCGCTTTTGGAAACTTCTTCATTTGACCTGCTGATCTGGCACAGAATGACTTTCTTCTTTTCGCTGCTTTACTCCCAGCTTTAACTTTACCTGTAACAGCAGTTTTAAGCTTACTGCCTGGATTTTCACGTCTGTAACGAGCAACACCAGCTTTAGTCATTCCCGCTCCACTTTTTGTGGAACGGAAATACTTTTTAGTTTTAGGAGGCTGTTTATCCTGCTTCCTAGCCATTAATAGCTCTTTCTGACCTGCATAATAACAGTGTAAGTATCTGCTGAACTATGTCCCACAGTTGTAAACATAATATCACCAGTTACTCCAGAACTAGCTGGATTTACTAAACCACCAAATGATGTGTAATCGTGATGTCCACTTTGATTTTCGCCAAGCTCAATACAAAAGTCATCTGTAGAAGCATCGAATAAAATTCTTACTTTCATTCCATTACACTGCCACCACATTTTTTCAATAGTAACTCTTGTGCAAGCCTCACCACGAACATTTTTGGATAATTCAGAAACATCAATTTTTTTTACTGCACTTTCACCTGTTCCATCAGAGATATTAGTAAATTTAAAAACAGCGATCTGATTACCATCTTGGAAGGTTTCCGCGGTAACTGCGTCTGCCATATTACTCTCCTATTAGTAAACTGAATATTCTATTTCAAGTGTAGCACGAAAAGCTGTTAAAGCTGTATCACAAGCAGCACCTGCACATAAATATAAATTTTTACTTGCTATGGCTGCATTTATGTTTGGCTCAAACACATGAAAAGTACCAGCAGTTGCATCTAAATCTATATCTATCTCTGTTACAGAGTCTGTTGCAGATATTCTTGGATTAAAAGAAGCTACTCCTGCACCGACAATCTCTGTTCCAGATGATATTGCAGTATTAGTTGCAGTGCCAGATGTTGCACTTAATTGTAGATTAGCTACAGATTGTGCATCACTTGCTGCCGCAGTTGTAATACCTATAACTACTTTATGAATAAAAAACTTACTTGCAGTTACTAAAGCATCTGGATGATCTGTATTTAAAGCACCTAATTCAACTAAAACATCATCATCTGCATATGTAGTGTCTGCTGCGTTAGTATCAGCAAGACTTATTGCAAATGTTTGAATCTTTCTTGTACCCATAGATATTAGTTGTCCAGTTGAATTAACTGAAAAACCAGTCTCTGTTACTGCACCAGTTGTTGTGTTTTTATTAATTACGTTAAATCCACCCTCGGAACGGACTGGACCTGAAAAGGTTGTATTAGCCATGTTAATCTCCTTGTCTCGGCTACTGTCGAAGTTAATTCTTCGTCAAGGTAATTTAAGTATATACAAAAAAAAGGGGTCTGAAAAGACCCCTTAATAAAAAACGAACAATTGTTCGCTTATGCGCCTGGTGATCCGAACACACATCTTGGATCTGAAAAACCAAAGGCATAACGCTCTCTAGCTTTGTATCTCATGTTACCAGTATCGAAATCAGCTTCCATACTTGTACTTAATGGTGTTCTCTCAAAATATTTAAAGCCATTAGGTGCATCTGTCTTAATGAAAAACGCATCTGTATCTGTTAAGAAGTGGTTAATAGTATAACCCTCTGGTAACATACCCATGTTTTTTATTGCGTTTAGATCATTATCAGAAGTACCAACTCTTAATGTTGACTCTAATAATCTGTCAGCCACAAACTGAAGTGCAGGAGGAATAATAAGCTTTGTTCCTCTCAATGCTACAATCATGTTTCTCTCATCAACAAAATTAGAAATGTCAATTAGTGCATTTTCTAATGATGTTTCATTCAAGTCTGCTGCAGTTGATGGTTCATTTCTAAATGTACCACCACCACCTAGTGGGTGATCTGTAGCACATAGCTCTTTACCATCACCACCAGTAAAGCTTGAATCGAAAGCATTATTTAAAGTAGCAGCAGCTTTTACCTGCTTTGTGTGTGACATCGACCTTGCTAATGCTCTTGTATATCTTCTACCGAGTTGGTCATACAAGTTGTCTTCCATTGCTTCTTCTGTTAAGGCGAAAGCCAATGAAATTGTTTCCATTGTATAACGTGAAGTATATACTTCGTTTGCATCATCAAAGGCAACACCAGCACCTTCTGACTTAGTTTGTGCATTACCAAATCCACTTAACATTACCTCTTCTTCGAAAGCTCGATCTGAAGTTTCTGTCTCATAAATTTCAGTATGCTGATTGTCGTAACGATCATATTCCATGCCGAATAAAGCGTTAAGACCAGGTTCTAGTTCTTTAACTAGTTGCGCTCTTGATATAGCCATATTCTAATCTCCCTTACGCTAATCCTGCACCCTTTTGTCCAAATATGCTATTTTGAATAACAACTTGAACATTGGTTGCATCGGAACTTACATCGCTGTTCTCTGGATCTTGCGAAATATCAATCGCTTTCAGAGGTAAACCAGCAGTGGTCGCACCTGTTGCCACATCCAATTCTGCACCAGAAATACCAGTTACAGTAGAACCTGAACTTGTATATACGATGTCAAAATTACCAAATAAATCTGCAATAGGAAATGCAGCGTTACCTTGAATTTCATATATGACATTTGGATCGTCAATAATGAAAGCCTCAATGTCTGACGCATTTGTGCTTGCAGGATAAAAATTTGAAAAAGTTTCCTTTTTCGTGGTTGGGTCAGTAAACCTACAACCATTGAACACTCCAACTATTGGAACAGTACCACCATCAGCGTGTACTTCTACAGTACCACCAGTGACTTGTGCAACCATGTCACCTTGGAAGATAGCAGTTCCGTAATTGGCAGCGATTCTATATCGGCTTTGTCCACCATGAAAGGCTTGTCCACCTATCATTTTTAAAGGACGTAATCCGAAAGCAGCATCTTGATTTGCCATTTAAGTCTCCTTAAAAAATACTAATTATCACTTTTCTTTCCACCAAATCGAACTTGTGATTTTCTCTCTGGTTTCAAGATCCTTCCAGCAGAAGATTCAGGTTGGCTTGCCAACTCTTGATCATAAACTGCCATTTGATTTGAAGTTTTTTTACGGAAATATTCATTCCTACTATCAGCAACTTCCTCTGGTATTCGTGCTAACAAAAGACCACCTTGACCGATTACTCCAGCATTTTTGCCTTCATCAATTGTTGGGGTTTCGAAATCAGGATATTCCTCTGCACGCACTAATTCATATCCCTCTCTTCTTCGCTTAAAGACATTTGATTTATCATCATAGTCCATTACACGTTCTCTGATCCACCTGTGTTTATACCCGACAGGAGCTTCGGGTGCATCAAGGGTTGATGGTGGCTT